TATTAGGTTCACTTATTACAGAAGAGTTTCAAGGTATGCTTGTTGTAGTTCATCTTGGATTTCTTGGTGATAGTAATGCTGTAACTGGTTCTTTTAAGATTTTTTCTGGATTAGCTGATAATGTAGAGATTGCAGAGACAGGAACTACATCTACAGTATCCATGAAAGTAGAAAGCAGATTAATACTGTTAGAGCAATCATCATCAAGGCGATATACAAACGAAGACCAACAAACAAGTCATGCAAATGACACAAGTTTAAGATTTGTAGCCACATTACAAGATAAGGAAATAATATGGGGAAAAGCCTAAAGATTGATGGTTGGCAAGAAAGATTAGGTATTACTTTTATATATTATCGCTCACAGCCATTTCTATGGGGTAAAACTGATTGTTGGTGTTTTGTATCTGATTGTGTAAAAACACAAACAGGCATAAATCCTATGAAGATTGTAAATGGTTTATATGACACAGAAGAAAAAGGGTATAAACTTTTAGAAGGTGCAGTGGGTAATGATGGTGTTTATAGAAAATTCGATACAGAAAAAAACTTTTGGTCTCATTTTTTAGGAAAACCACAACCTAAAAATTATGTTCCAACATTTGGTGATATTACATTAGTAAAAATACCCAAAGTAAAAAAATTAGTTGCTGGTGTTGTAAGTGCATTAGATACAGTGTTTGTTAATGGTGATAAAGGTGAACTTTTGTCATGTCCATTGAACAGAATAAAAGTTATTTGGAGGATTTAGTATGCCACCAGCAATAGTAACAGCAGTAGTAGGTGCAATCGCAACTGCTGGTACAGCAATCGCAACATTTGTTACTGGAACAGGATTTTTTGCTAGTTTAGCAAAATCTTTTATTATAAGTACAATTACTTCTATAGCAATTAATGCTTTAGCACCAAAGCCGAAATTAGGTTTCCAAGAGCAGACATTAAGAGACAGAAAGGAAATGATAAGACAGCCATTGAGTCCAAGACGGATAATATATGGTCGGTCTAAAGTCTCTGGTACAATATTATTTTTAGAAAGTGCAAATAATAACCAAGATATTTACATAATTATTGCTTTAGCTGGTCATCAAATAGATGGCATAGACAGAATATACTTTGGTGATACACCAGTAGCATTTGATGGAGATGTTACAACTGGATTTCGCTCTGCTCATTCTTCAAGTGATTTTGATGGATTTGCTTCATTACAAGTTCTAAAAGGAACAACAACTCAAACATTACCAACAGCATTTATAAATAATACAGAATTGACATCAAGTGATAAGTTCAAGGGTATTGCAATAATCTGTACTAAATTAACCTATAATTCTACAGCTTTCCCAAATGGTGTTCCAATTATTTCTGCAATCGTAAGAGGTAAAAAAATATTCAATACTCATGATTCAACTGTTAGATATAGCAATAATCCAGCTTATGTTTTTAGAGATTATCTAAAGGATACAACATTTGGATTATCTGTAACCGATGCAGAATTAGATGATACACAATTAAACTCTAGTGCTACAACTGCTGACAGTGCTGTTGTTCATAAAGATGACAATGACAATAGAACATTTAGTGCTGTAGCTACCTCAGATGGTTCTGTTAACCATTATGTGCATGATGGAGCAACAGTTTCATTGCATGATGGAGACCAGATTAAAATAAGTGGCACTACTTACTATGTGATTTTATCAGATGGACTAACAAAAATTCACAATACGACTTACAAAGCACAAGCATTTAGATTAGCAACCAACACAGCAAATTACAGAACAAGAACTGCAAATCATACAATAGGAAGTGGCACAGTAACTTGTGAAAGAACACATGAGATAGGTTTTGGTTGTGATGGTACTTTACTTTCTAGTTCACAACATAAAGACAACATTGAATCTATTCTTACTTCATGTGGTGGTAGTATGACTTATTCTGGTGGTGTATTTAGAATGGATGTTGCTTCATTTACTTCACCAGATACCAATAATGATTTAAATGATGATGATATAATTGGAGATATTTCTCTTGTTCCTAAAATACCAAGAAGAGATAGATTTAATGGTATTAGGGGAACATTTATAGGTCCAGAGAATGGTTATCAAGGTGCTGATTTTCCTAGCTTTCAACAAACATCATTTTCTAATTCTGATGGAGAAGTAATATTTAGAGATTTCCAACAAAATATGTGTATCAGTGGCACACAAGCACAAAGAATAGCAAAGACATTGTTATTTCAGTCAAGAAATGAATTAACAATGAAAATTAATACAACTCTTAAAGGTTTGAGATTATTACCAAACGATAGAGTAAGAGTAACACATTCAAGATTTGGATTTACTAATCAGATATTTAAAGTTAATGAGGTTTCCATAGCATCTTCTGCTGATACAGGAATAGCTGTTAGTTTACTGTTGAGAGAAGATACTTCACAAGCATACGACTTTGATGTGAACTCAGAGATGGTCATTGTAGACCCAACACCAGATACAGATTTGCCTAATTTTAGAACTGTATCTACACCAACAATTTCATCTTTTGCTAATGTTGGGGATTTAAATAATGATGGTACATTTTTATCAAGTGTTAAAGTGGTCTTTGCAGAAAGCACAAGTGGTTTTATTAAAAAGACAATCATTGAATTACAAGCACAATTATCTGGTTCATTTGTTACTGTAGATACACAAGTTGTTGAGTCTGGAATAACAGAAACAAGATTTGGTGGTTTGATAGTAGGCAGAGTTTATAGGGTTAGAATAAAGTGTGTTTCCTTTGCAGATGTTGAAAGTTCTTTTGCTACATCTTCTAATCTCACAATTACTGCTGATACAACTGCACCTAGTGCTTATACTGGATTAACAGCAAATGCCGTAGGTGGTGGTGTTGAACTTGTTTTTACAAACCCAAGTACAGATGATTTTAGAGGTGCAGAATTTGTAATGAGAACTGGCACAGGAAATCCTAACTCTGGTGGTGATGCAACAATCAATTTTTCTGTAGCTGGTGCAAAATCTAAAGCTATGAGAATTACAAGACAAAATCTTACTGTTGGAACACAACAAAGGTTTTGGATAAGGTCTACTGACTTTTCTGGTAATGGCAGTGCTTTTTTTCCAAATGATGCAGATGGTATAACTGCTACACCAACAAGTGAGCA